GCTGGTGCACTGGCACCCGATCAGCTGTATCGTTTATTGCAGGAGAACTTACGTGCCAAAGAAGGACAGCCTGTGGCTGTTGTCGGCGGCGTCGAAGTTCCGGTCGGCGAGTATATCGCCAACCTGAAAAATCCAGGCAGTGGTTACGAGCATCATTTCGCCGCCACGAACCGCGCTGGTATGGGTGTCACGGGTAGTGCCCGCGCCACCGCCCTTCCCGGCCAAAGCAACCCCTGGCTGAAGGATTCCTGGAACATCACTCAACAAATGATGATGCTCGCCAAGGATCCCGACAAAGCCCGGCTGCTAAAAGCAGAGGCTGGAGCTTAATAGCCCCTGTGGGGCAACTCCCGTAAACCCATTAGGAGCCCACAATGGCTGCTTCCCTCGAAAACTATTCCGGCGGTACATTCCTGTCGGATCTCGTCGCACGTCCCGAGTTCCTCGCTTACACCGCTGAGGGCATCTTTGAACAATCGAAGTGGATCCAAAGCGGCATCATCCAGCGCAACGCTGCTCTGGACGCCCGTAGCGGCGGCACCCGCGTGCGCGTGCCTTTCTTCGACCCCATCAACCCCACCGAAGAGCAAATCCTCTCCTCGGCCGCCTGGGGCACCTCTGCCGCCGGCTACCTGACTCCTCAAAAGTCAACTGCCGACGAGCAGATTATGACCATTCTGCACCGTGGCTTTGCCTACGCCGCAGACGACCTCAGCCTGCTGGGCTCTGGCGCTGATCCTCTGGCTCACGTCCGTAACCAGCTGACTGCCGCCATCAACAAGCTGAAGACCACTACCCTCGCATCCCAACTGCTGGGTCTGTTTGGTCCTATCGCTGGCACTGGCGTTCTTGGTCCCAACCAAGTGGACGCCACCGGTGGTGCATCTCCTACGGAGACCAACTACCTGAGCGTGGCCACTGTGATGTCGGCCAAAAACACGCTGGGCGAGCGTGGCGAGGAGCTTGACTCCATCGCTATGCACTCCGCTGTGGCCTACTACCTGCAGCAAGTGGGGATGCTGACCTTCAGCACCTCTGCTCTTGCAGCTGCTGGCGCCGTGTCCTGGGGCGGCGGTGGCGTGGGTATTACCCAGCCTGAGGTGGCCTACTTCGCCGGTCTCCGCGTGGTGATCGACGACCAGCTGACCTTCCTGGCCGGCGGCACCGCCACCCACAAGCGCAAGTACCCCGTGTACTTGTTCAAGTCCGGTGTGGTGAGCGAGGGCATCCAACAGGACCTGCGCCTGGCTGCCGACCGCAACATCCTGTCCATGCAGGATGTGATCGCTGTGGATTACCACTACGGCTTCCACATCACCGGCACCAAGTGGGCTAGCGGCACCGACAACCCCACCAACGCCACCCTGACCACCATCGGCAACTGGAACCTCGTGTTCGCCACCACCAAAATGGTGCCCATCTGCCGCCTGCTGGTCAACACCCCGTTCGATACCACTGCCTACTGATCGGCACTGGTCAAACGAAAGGGGCTCTTCGGAGCCCCTTTTTTCTTGTCAATCAATACCCAACCGCGTCTTTTCCTGGCGCTCAAACACCTGCGCCGAATCAATCAACATCTTGTACGACTGCAGAATCAACTGGTTCACCAGCACGTACGACACCTCCAGCTTTTCGCAGATGTCCGGGACCGACGCCCCAGCCTCCCGCATTTGCTGGATTTCTTTCGCCACTGCACTCCACTCACGAGGTTGCTTGGAGTCAGCGACTTCAACCTGAGCAGCTTCTACGCTGGCCTCAGTGGAAATTTTACGAACAGGCATGAAACTGGTCCGGCTTTTCGTACTACAGGATAACTGCCGCTCATTTGTTGACGTCCCCTACGGCGAACACACTGAAGTCCACGCCGACCTTGAACTGTCTGGCGCCAAGGTTTACCACGCCGTAATCCTTAGTCCACCAGCCAAAACAAGGAAATCTAGGACTGGCGCTAGACTCAAACAAAGGATGTATTGACCTGTGGCCGCGACGATTGATGCCACTTTGAGCGGGGCCTCGGCCAACTCGTACGTGACGCTGGCTGGCGCCAACACCTACTTCGAAACGGTCCCCAATAGCAGCACCTGGACCGACAAAACCGACGACCAAAAGAATCGCGCCCTGATCTCTGCCACCCGCTGGATTGACGCGCTTAGTTTTTACGGCGACCGTTGCACCACAACCCAAGCCCTCAAGTGGCCCCGCGAGGACTACACCGTTGACGACATCGACCTGGTGTGCAGCCTGATCCCCACCGACATCAAAACTGCCACCTACGAACTGGCACGCGCTCTTGTTAATGACACCGACGCGATCACCGGCACCACCGGCACTACAGGCATCTACGACCAAGTAGAACTTGGCGAACTGAAGGTCAAGTACAACAAAACCAGCCAAACCAGCGGCGTCATTAACAACGTCTTTGACGTCTACCCTTGGCTCCAGTCCTACCTTGGCCCCTATTGCATGGGCGGCGCGGCTAACTATGCCGTTCGCCTATTCCGAGGCTGACATGGGCCTGATCGACGATACTTTTGCCCCAATCCCGGCCGGCATCCTTGCTGACTGGGGCCAAACCATCACGTACATCAAAACCGCCACACCCCGCACCTACGACCCCACCACCGGCAACGTCACCGGCTCGGACACCAACGTCACCTTGAAAGGCGTCATTACGCGCCTTACGCCCCGCGAATCCGAAGGTCTGTACCAAACCACCGACCTCAAAGTGATTATTGGCAACAGCGAGCTCGGAACGTACTACCCAACCGAAGCCGACCGCATCCAGTACACCCAAGCTGGCGCCACCCGCGAAGCCAAGATCATCGCCATCACCAGCTACCGCGGCGACAACCCCGTCATGCACACCCTAATCGTGAGGCCCCAATAATGGCAAGACGTATAGGTAGTCTTAAACGAGAACTTCGGAATGTCGGCATAGACGCTTTACAAGCTGTAAACGAAGCCTGCCGTCAAACAGCCGTACAGGTTATGAATGACTTAGGCCGTGAAGGTCCGGCATACTCAGGAGAATTTAGGGACAGTTGGATTGCTGTTCCTGCAGGACAAGGTGCCAGCGGAAGTGCCGGAGGTGAATATCCATACCAACTTTCAGATGTCCCAGAACTTTCTTTAAGTAGGAGAGAAGTAAGTAGAGCAGTCAAATTTACCATTGAAAACACCCAACCGTATGCCGAATACGCTTTAGACCTAGTAGAAGGCAGGTTTTACCCTCCTGATAAATTTGGTCCAATAAAAGAACCTGTAAAAGAAGGTAAACGTCCTGCCGGAACCAGCAAACGCGGTGACGTACAAGAGGGCGCAGGCAAAGCAAAAAGTACCGCAAAACTGGACTGGTACACGGATTATGTAAAAGGCGGAGGTCTTCAAAAAGCACTAGAAAAAGGCGTAAAACTAGGTTTCAAAGCATGAACTACCAAGCGATCCGCGCCGCCGTCGAAAATCCCCTGCTATCAGCCTTTGGTGCATTGGTACCGGCTGTACCCGTCTTTTTTGACAACATCACAGCTGTTCCAGCCAACACAACGACCGAATACGTCCGTGTCAACGTGACCTTTGGCATCACCAACGAGCCCACGCTGACTTCCAGCGTCGATAACGCCCGTGGAGCGATAATCATTCGCATTTTCACCGAAAAAGGCAAAGGTCCAGCCCGCAACCAAACGTTGCTTACAACCGCTGTAGGCGTACTGGAAACCATCAACAACTCAACCAAGAGCACAAGCGGTGTTTACTTCAAGGTTGGTGAGATCAACGGTCCAACATTTTCTGCCACAGAAGAAGCCCCACATTTCGTGGGGCGCATCGACACCTCTTACGTAGCTACTGTGTTGTCGTAGGAAGAAGTTATTACAGGCGCTAACCTGTAATAAGCCGGGCAGTGCCCGCCCCATAACAAACCCCTGGTACGCCAATGGCCACCACCGTTCTGTCCGGTACGTCCGGCGCTCTTTACTACAAGCCCGCTGGCACCACCGGCTCGTTCGGTGAATCTGGCGTGAATACTGGCACCGACACCATCACCGTCGAGACCTACCTGAACCTGAAGGTGGGCGACCCGGTGAAATTCAGCGTCATCAACAGCCAAACCGGCGGTGCCGGCAGCGGCACCCTTCCCGCCCCGCTGTCTAGCGCAACCACCTACTACGTGATTGCCTACACGGCTTCCACTGGTGCGCTGCAGGTGTCCACCACCGCCGGCGGCGCTGCTCTTGACCTGACTGACGACGGCACCGCCGTTGCTCCCAACGAGTTCCAAGTCGCCTATGCCGACTTCGTGGCCGTGGGTCAAGTCCGCGACTGGACCTTTGAGATCAGCCGCGCCGAAATCGACGTCACCACCATCGGCCAGACCCAAGGTCAGTACGTGCCGTTCCGCAGCTACATCGCCGGCTTCGGCGATGGCACCGGTACCGCCACCGTGTACATGACCAACGAGAACGCCTCGCTGTCCAACCGGATGATCGAAGACGTGCTCCAGCGCCAGCAGACCGGTGCTGCCTTCAAACTGTACATCGACCGCGTGTACAGCGGCGGCAACGTGAGCGAAACCCTGAGCCGCTCGATCAGTTTTGACGCCACGCTGACCTCGGCCAGCATGAACATCAACCCTGACGACGCCCAATCCGTGACGGTGAACTTCCGCCCGGCCGCTACCCCGACCTTCGACTTCAGCACTTCCGCCTGATAGGTTGCTGGTGTAGGTAATACGACCCCGGCCTAACCGCCGGGGTTTTTTATTTCTAGTCCGCTACACTAGCGCCAGACCATCAGGATCTGTATGCCTGCTTCCAGTTCGCTCCGCGCCATTGACCGCCTCCGCAAGGCCGCCAACCTGGAGCCCGTCAAAAAGATCGTCGAACTGTCCGACGGCAGCAAGTTTGAAATGTGGGTGGCGCCTTTGACGATGGCTGAGCGTGAACGCGCCCAAAAGCAAGCCAAATCTGACGACGCCAACGCCTTTGCCTTGCAACTGCTGATCGCCAAGGCACTGGACGACGCCGGCAACCGCCTGTTCAGCGCCGGCGAAATCGACGTGCTCAAGAACGAAGTCAAGGACAAGGACCTGCAAGCCTTGATGCTGGCGATCCTGACCGATGACGCCGAGCCCATCGACCCAAAGAACTGAGTGCCGAACTTCGCAAAGACAACTGGCTGATGCTCCAGTTCGGCGTCGCCAAAGAACTGGGCCTCAGCCTGAGCGAAGTCCGCACCACAATGACCGCCGAAGAACTGATCGGCTGGAGCGCCTACTTCCAGATACTAAACGAGGACCAGCAGAAGGAAATCGACAAAGCCCGACGCCGCCGCTAACCCGACGGCTTTTTTACGCCGTACAATGAACTACAAGGCTTCAGTAGCGATTCGTGGCAAATTACGGCGCTGTAATCGAAGTAAGTGTTAAGGGTCAAGAAGCCCTTAACAAACTTGAAGGCAGCGCCAGAAAAATTGAAAGTCTTATCCAAGGCATAAAGCAACAAAAGGATATATTTAACCAAGCCGTAGGTACAGAAAAAACTAGAGAATTAAAGAAAAATTTAGAAAATCTTGTAAACAGCTTCGCACTTGCACGCGATGGTGCAAGGCAGTTTGAAGTAACCGTAGGGGGAAAGACACAGAAAGTAAATATGTATTCAAAAACGCTCGCTGGCTTAAATAGCCAGCTCAACACTTTTCGAGCTATAGCGAATAATGCGACTGTAGGTAGCGACAGGTTTGTCAACTCTCTTATAGCCGCTAACAAAGTATCCAATGAACTAGCTCGCACACAAGCAAAAGCCATGACCGCCGGCACAGGCGTTACTGGCACACCTAAAAACGTACAAGAGGTCCTGGCTCTAGGCAAAGCTATTCCCGATACCATTGAGGGACTTACTTTTTACAAAAGTAAATTAGAAGAGTTACGTGTCACATTAAAATTAACTTCAAACGAATTTAGAGCCGTAGAAGAAGCTCAGGCGGCTGTAGACGTCAAGCTCCGTAACGCTAGTCTCACAGGCCAAACTTCTGCGATTACTCCTGCAGCAGGCCCGGCATCACGTATTGACACTGTTGAATCGTTCTACAAACGCGCCGCCTTTGCACAAAAAGTTGCCGACTTGGAGTACAAACAACTTATAACCGGGCAGCAAATCGTAAAAGCAAAACTTACAGAAACACAACAAGAAGAACTACAACACCGTTTGGCGCAAGCTAGTGATGCTTTAGCCAAAAATGACCTGGCAATGGCGCAAAGACTTACGAATGAACTACGCAGCCAACGTATCCATTATGAACGTATAAACCGCGACAAAGAAGCACTGATGCGTCCCACCTCAATGGTGGCCGGAGCAAATCAACCTGTTCGAGGTGGAAAAGACATTATCGGGTCTCCTATAAATCTGCAGGAAGGTACTAAAGCTGCAGTAGCCCTGGCGCAACAAAAACAGCGGGCCTTGGCAGAGGAACTTAAATCACTGCAAGCCGGCACTAAAGCTGCGGTAGCACTGGCACAACAAAAACTCAAAGCAGCCGAAGAGGAACTCAGGGAAGCGCAACAAGGTACTAAAGCTGCTGTAGCACTGGCACAACAAAAACAAAAAGCAGCGGCAGACGAATTGACAGCATTACGGGAAAGTACTAAAGCTGCTGTAGCACTGGCACAACAAAAACAAAAAGCAGTCGATGAGGAACTTGAATTATTGCGAGCCGGCACTCAAGCTGCTGTAGCACTGGGACAACAAAAACTCAAGGCAACAGGACCAGAGAAAGCATCACTACAAAAACGTCTTCAAAATATAACAGGATCCGGTTTAATTCTTGAACAAAAAGCGTTAGAGTATAAAGCTAAAGGTTTAAGTGTAGACCACCAAATAAATCATATTCAAACTATAAACAACAAACTTAAATCTC